GTCTTCTTTAGGTTGAGGCCACAAGCCTATAGTTGCATAGTCACCGTTTATTGAGATTTATGACTACCCGTTTAGATAAAGGTTTATGTCTGGGTTATCTGAGTTCTCTTGCAAATTCAGTCTGCGTAATTATCTTTGTTCCTCATCTGTTATTAACGTATCTGTATAGACTCCTGATCTAAGCGCTCTTTCTGGTAATCTCGTAACTAAATACTACAACGGTCCAGGCGAAATCCATTTTGACAAGAACTACACTCCCTCACCAAGGCCTTCACTTGCTTGACCTAAGCCATAGTGCCCTGTTTGTCCTTTGGGAGCCCACAATTTTGCAAATACCGTTTTCAAAATCGACACGACTTTCTTGTGTACATACAACAATGAATCATCACCCGACACATATATATGCCCTTTGACACCCGCCTTCCACAACCAAAATTTATTGTACAACAAAACTCGAAGTGTATTTCCCAGAGTGGTTAAAGTGGGATGTCCGCTGGTTACAGTACCCTATAGCTAACAGCTTAACCTTACTATACCTTCTTTATCGATGTATTACATGGGTATCCTTGTATCAAGAAGAGTCTTTTCTAAAAGCTATAAATATACCGGTGAAATGTCACTTTATTGTATTAGTATTGGCAACATCTTCTTTAAAAAATAGTGGTCAATCATCTAGATGAGCTATTAATGCTGGTGAGCATCGTGCGAAGATCCGTCATTGTTTAGGTATACATAATCTGACCGGTAATCTTGTTAAAGTTTGTTACCCAGCTAGTGGCAGTTATAACCCACTACAAACTAAGGAAGTTGGAGCTTCAACATTTTCAGCAGCATCTTATTAACCATCCCCGGATAAGTCTTTAAAGTTGCATCTGGCCCGTTTATGAACCTGGGACGGCCCGATTTATCTAAATACCATGATATATAATTAAACTAGTTAGGCTTTACGAATACTATCATGGTTTTACAGATGAAATGGTTCAGGTTGACACGTTCAAAAGCTTATTCAACTGCTGTTCTTTTCTTGGGCTCAATATCTTATAGGTATTCTGCGATTGTATAATGAAACTATTATAGTGATAATTGGTGTACAAGATCGTCTAAAAAAGCATGAGAGAATTTCTAAAACTCCTTGAGCAGAATCAAGTTAGGGCGTAGTTTAGGAAAAGCAGAACGCCCGAAAGCAATAGGAAGATTAGCCGGACAATTGGTATACACATACATCTAATTCTAATAACCGTCCTTGGTATATCTTTGACCACTTCTCCGAAATTTTTCATTTATCTCCGCACATGTACAGTCTTTTAAACAACTGTCGAGAAATTAGTTTTTGTCCACGATTTTCCCATTCCCGTCTCTCAGTACTAACTTTTTCACGTGTTTGCCAAACTACTGGTTCCTATATTTATCGATTTCAGCTTGGCTGTGTACGCAATTAACCGCTCTTAGATTTTCTGTTACAATAGAATTTCTTTATCCGACGTCTTTGGTATCTGATAATTTCTTC